CAAAGGGTGGGGCGAGGGCCACCTGGGGGTTACTCCGTTATATATACATACTCTGCAACACACGGGGTTTTTCAAAAGGGTCATACACAAAGACGTACACATACGTTAATCTTAATCACGTTTTGTTACAATTGTTACAATATAATCACTTTTTACTGCAGTTTGTACGAATAGGGATTGACACAGGGGGTAAAATGTGTAAAACTGCGTAGCAGTAGCAGCCCTAAGTTAAACATTAAAGTTAAAACAAAGAAAATATGAACCTAAGATAGTTAAACATAGAGTTAAACTAACAAATAATAGACATTATGTATTTAATCCTTGACATGTAACTACAAATATGTTACTATCTTCTAAGTAACTACATAACGTATAACTATAAAGTTACTACTATATCGTATTACAGAGAATATTTGTATATTTACAGTTAGTGTTGTCTATCCCATCTTGTATCTCCTCTCCTACACTACCTACATTTGTACATTTATCTCTGTAATACGTCTTTTACATGAAATAACTCTTGACAATGACTAAGAAACCAGTACAACTATATGCAAGTGAAACTGTTATAGAAGACTTTTATAAAGCTATAGCAGATAACAACCCTCGTGCTTTACATAAAGTACATATACCTAAGTCGGATGTGTTCTATGTACGTGAAGCTATATATCAACGTACAGGTGAGTGGTACACGTTGGACCACGTTGAACGTGCTATGTACTTAGAGGGTCACTTACAGGCTTATGAAGTACTAGACCCTAAGAGAAAACGAGAGTATGGTGAATAATGGCTACAACTAAAGATGTAGAGCGATTGCCTAGCGGGAAGTTAAAGTACCGGGGTGAAACTTATCCTGGTTACAACAAACCGAAGCGACTATCGGGTGAAGCTAAGAAGTCAGCCGTGTTAGCTAAGAAGGGTGATGAGGTAAAGGTTGTACGCTTTGGTGATCCTGACATGCCTATCCGTAAAGATAACCCTGGCGCACGTAAGAACTTTAGAGCTAGGCATAGTTGTGACACAGCAAAGGACAAGTTCACTGCACGTTACTGGTCATGTAAGGCTTGGTAGCTATGAGTGATTTAAAACTTCCTGTAGCACTTGTAGCAGCGATGGCTATACAGCTTGTAGCTGCTGTGTGGTGGGTATCTAAACAGGCCCACACTATTGAGGTGTTACAGCAAGACGTTGTAGATATGAAGACTTACATTAACTCTATGGATTTAGACTTAGAGGCTCTGATACAGTTTGCTACCTTTACTGAGAATAGGTGGGCTGAAGATTACAGTAGTGATATGACATACGAGAGAGTGTTTGGCACTAAGGAGCCTGACGTAGAATGACTCTAATATCTCACTTCCCTTTACCTAGTATGCCTTTCCAGACACATGAGAATATTGTGTTTGAGAAAGCTGATAAAGATAGGTCACACAGGAATAACGTAGAAGAAAAGCCAGAGCCTAACCTAGTTACGCCTGACACACCTGTAGAGGACTTGAAGTTAGTCAACCAGATGTACGCCTATAACCCTAACCCTAATAAGCTACGTAAGCCTGACGGTCAGATAGTTAATTTTATTATAGCTTAACTTATATACCTTATGACTAACAAAAAGAAACCAGACCCTAAAGTAGGAACAGGCAAAAAACCTAAGGGGTCAGGCCGTAGGTTATACACAGATGAGAACCCTAAAGATACAGTATCCATTAAGTTCGCTACTATGGCTGACGCTAAAGCTACAGTAGCTAAAGTAAAAAGAATAAAAAAACCTTACGCAAGAAAGATTCAGATATTGACAGTAGCTGAACAACGTGCTAAAGTGATGGGTAAGACAGCAATAGCAAATGTCTTCAAAAAAGCTAAAGCAGACTTGCGAAAGGAAAAGGATGCCGTATCTACAAAGTAACATACCTTATTTTAAGGCGTGGGTGAGAAGAGAGTACACCTGCAACTTGCAAGACTATCACGGCGAATTCCTGCACTGCATGGTAGTAGCTGTAACTTCAATGCCTAACAGAACGTTAAGCTTTCAAGTAATCTTTACAGGTTACGAATCAGACAGCACAGGAGAGCCTAACGTACACGGTGGTGCTATGTGGGCTAGAATGCCTCTTACAGCACTGGTAGCTGATACACCTTTAGAGGAGTGGCCTGAAGAGTTACCACCCTATCTGGCCCAGCCGTGGGATTGTATGTCGCACACGCACAGTGTCTACAAGATAGAAAGAGCTAGTCCTGCCCCTTGGATAGCTAAAGTTGACGGGGAGTTTTACCCTGCTAAGTACTACTTTACCGTTGACTACACAGACAGTGAAGTAGCTGATGACCCAGCGCAACACAAGCAATCACACGTACTTGAGTTGTTAGATGCTGGTGACTACACAGGTAACATAGTTGCGTTACCTAACAACAGAGTAAGAGTTACTCATCCAGCTTGGTTTGAAACTGGTGAGGGTGCTCCTGACTTCAAGCCTAACCAGAACGTATATAATTCTAAAGAAAACGTAGAGTACGTATGGGATAACCAAAGAGTATTTAACAACTTATACAGCAACGAGGAAGAGTAACAAAATGGTAATGAAAAAGAAACCAGCTATGAAGAAAAAAGGTATGGCTCGTGGAGGAGCTATGTCTAAGATGAAGAAAAAGGGTATGGCTAAAGGCGGTAAGATGAAAAAAGGTTACGCCAAGGGTGGAGCCATGATGATGAAGAAAAAGCCAGCAGCTAAAAAGAAGAAGTAGAGCCATGATGTACAACCCTATAGAAGCAAATGAGAAGATGCGTCTTGAGAAGATGCAAAAGAAGGAAGCCTCTATCAATCCTGCTGCAGGAGAAAAGCCTATGGGTAAAACTTCTATAGGTATCGGCATGAAAGATGGTGGTTCTTTAAAAGATGTACCTAAAGGTAACACAGGTCTAGGTAAGTTACCTACAGGTGTTCGTAATAAGATGGGCTACAAAAATAGAGGCGGTATGATAACTAAAGGTGGAACAGACTACCGTAAGTCAGGAATGTTCTACGGTGGGGGTAAAGTATAATGTCAACTTCTGTAGGCACTTTTCAACCTAATACGCTACAGTGGAGTGTACAAACAAAAGCAACAGTAGATAACACTGCTAGTAACACTGTTCATTTTACTTGCACTGGCTTTAAAGTTGTACACCTTCACGCTGATCAAGAGTTTCTAATTAACTTTGGTGCTGCAGAAGCTAACTGTGGTGCTAATGACTTAGAGTTAGAAGCAGGTAATTATACTCTTGCAATACCTGATGGTATCGGTAATGCTGTTATAATGAATATCTTGGCAGCAACAAGTGATGACGTAACAATAAAAGTAGTACTATCTTAACAAAATTTAAAAGGAGACTAAAAGAATGTCAGCAACAGCAACAAGGCAAGATGGTATTGAAGTATATGAAACTCCAATAACTCTTACTACTATTAAAGCAGCGATAACAAGTATCACTGATTCAACTAAGACAGTAACAGCAGCAGAGTCAGGCACTATTTTTAGCTTGAATCGTGCAGGTGGTATTACTGTAACACTACCTGCAGCAGCAGCAGGGCTAACGTATGAGTTTCATGTAGGCACAACGTTTACAGGAACAATGACAATTAACGCAGCTACAAGTGCAGATACTCTGCAAGGCATGATTACAATGATCGACAAAGATGAAGTCGGTGGTTTAGCAGCGTTAAACGAAAACATTGACACATTAGCTTTTGCTTGTCCTGCAGCAGCAGATCACCAGATTGTAGCTGATGGCGATACCAAAGGCCGTTTCATTGGCGGTATGATCAAGTACACCTGTATTACTGATTCTAAGTGGGTTGTAACTGGTCATCTATTTGGTGACGGTACTGCAGCGACTCCGTTTACGTAAGTTACTGTGCTTACGTAATAACGGCTATGCAATATTGTATGTAGTATAGCGCTAACATTTGTGGTATAACTATCTCCGCACCCAATAAAAGGAGATAGTGCAATGTTTACTAAACTATTAAAGCGGTTCCAAGAGAATCAACAACGAAGAGCAGACTACTGGATACTCATGAATTTGAGTGACAAAGAGCTGCATGATATGGGGATCAGTCGTGGCGAAGTCAGGCAAAAAGTCTACGGTTAATGCAGCGGGTAATTATACTAAGCCTAGTATGCGGAAGCGCCTCGTTGCTTCCGTTAAAGCTGGTGGGAAAGGTGGAAAGCCCGGACAATGGAGCGCTAGGAAAGCCCAGATGGTTGCAAAGCAGTATAAAGCAAAAGGCGGGGGCTATAAGTAATGGCCCTTGCTAAATCTCAAAAGAGTTTAAAGTCTTGGACTAAACAGAAGTGGCGTACTAAGAGTGGCAAGCCTAGTGCTAAAACTGGTGAGCGTTATCTACCTACTTCGGCTATTAAGTCTCTTAGCGATTCTGAGTACGCCGCTACAACCAGAGCTAAACGAAAAGGCACTAAGGCAGGTAAGCAGTTTGTGGCTCAACCTAAGAAGATTGCAAAGAAAACCAGAGCCTACAGGAAAGTAAAATGAAACGAAACCTTACAGAAAAACAAAGTAAGTTCTTAGAGGTTCTCTTTGAAGAGGCTGGTGGTGACGTTGTACTAGCTAAGAAACTTGCAGGGTATAACCCTGAATCATCTACCGCATCTATTGTAGAGGCTTTGAAAGATGAAATCTTTGATGCAACTAAAACATATATGTCAAGGGTTGGTCCTAAGGCTGCTGTGGCATATGCGAGTGCTTTGGACGATCCTACCCAGTTAGGTGTCAAGGAGCGTATGGTAGCTGCAGGACAGATCCTAGACCGTGCAGGTATTGTAAAAACTGAGAGGGTGACAGTAGAGTCAAGCGGTGGTTTGTTTATACTTCCCCCTAAGAACACAGATGCTTCTGAGGCTACGTAAAGAGCGCCCACTACAGAGTGAGTACTGGATGTTACCCAAAGTACCTTTTAAGGTAAAGCTTTGGCAACGCATACCACGTACTAGCAACTACATACCTTTCGGCTATGAGGTTGATCCTGACGATGAGGAATGGCTGAACCCTATACCTAAAGAGTTAGAACTGTTAGAGTTAGCTAAGAAGCACTTAAAGCAGTACTCTTTCAGGCAGGTATCAGCATGGTTGACTACTCAGTCAGGTAAAAGTATAACTCACGATGGTCTGAAGAAGAGAGTAGATGTCGAAAGAAAAAGAAAGCGTCTTGCTGCAATTAAGCGCTACTACACCAAGCGGCTCAAAAAAGCGTTACAACAAATCGAAGCGCTTGAAAAAAACTACACAGGCTACTTCGTCTACGAAGAAGACGGAACCGATAGTAGCGACACCCAGCCCAGCGCAGGTCAAACCACCTGAGTATGATGTAGAAGAGTCACAGAACATTGTCTTTAAGCCTAACGCTGGGCCACAGACAGAGTACTTAGCTTCAGGTGAACGTGAGGTACTATATGGTGGAGCAGCGGGTGGCGGTAAGAGTTACGCTACATTAGCTGACCCTCTGCGTAACATGAACAGTCCAGACTTTAGTGGTCTACTTGTACGTCACACGACAGAGGAACTTAGGGAACTCATACAGAAATCTCAAGAGTTGTACCCTAAGGCTATACCTGGAATTAAGTGGTCTGAGCGTAAGAGCCAATGGACTACACCAAGAGGCGGCACACTTTGGATGTCGTACTTGGACAGAGACACAGACGTTATGCGCTATCAAGGACAGGCGTTTAACTATGTAGCGTTTGACGAGTTGACGCAGTGGCAGTCACCCTTTGCGTGGGATTACATGAGATCCCGATTACGTAGTGCAAACAAAGACTTAGGTTTGTATATGCGAGCTACAACTAACCCAGGTGGAGTCGGACATGCTTGGGTTAAGAAAATGTTCATTGACCCATCACCTGTTAATACATCTTTTTGGGCAACGAACATAGAGACTGGTGAGGTATTACGCTTCCCTGCAGGACATAGTAAAGCTGGACAACCCCTGTTTAAAAGAAGGTTTATACCTGCCAGCCTCTTTGATAATCCGTACCTAGCTGATAGTGGTGACTATGAAGCTATGCTTCTGTCACTACCAGAGCATCAAAGAAAGCAACTACTAGAAGGCAACTGGGATGTCAACGAAGGTGCAGCATTTCCTGAATGGAACAGAGCCATACATGTCGTGGACCCTTTTAAAATTCCCTCAGGGTGGACTAAGTTTAGAGCTTGCGACTACGGCTACGGAAGTTTCACAGGCGTTGTCTGGTTTGCTGTATCACCCTCTGAGCAGCTTGTTGTCTACAGAGAGTTATATTGTTCTAAAGTTACAGCTACTGATCTAGCTGACATGATTCTTGAAGCGGAAGCTGAAGATGGTAGTATAAGGTACGGTGTGTTGGATAGCTCCCTGTGGCACAAAAGAGGTGACACTGGCCCTTCCTTGGCTGAGCAGATGAATCAAAAGGGATGTAGGTGGAGGCCTTCAGACCGTTCACGAGGCTCAAGGGTTGCAGGTAAGAACGAGCTTCACCGCCGTTTGCAAGTGGATGAGTACACTGATGAGCCAAGGTTGGTGTTCTTTTCGACTTGCACTCATTCTATAGCTCAACTACCAAGCATACCTTTAGACAAAAGAAACCCAGAAGATGTAGATACTAATGCTGAAGATCACTTATACGATGCTATCAGATACGGTATAATGACAAGACCTAGAAGTTCTTTATGGGATTATAATCCTATATCACATAATGCAGGTTTTCAAGCTGCAGATTCAACATTTGGATACTAGTTAAATGGCAGAAGAAGATAATGTAAACAAACAAAGCGAAATGTTTGAGACAGATGAAGTGTCTGTTATTCAAGACGGTGATGAACTAGACGCACACGGTGTAGTGTCTTATGTAACATCTAGGTTTAAACGTGCAGAGGATGCCAGATACACAGATGAAAGTAGATGGCTAAGAGCCTACAGAAACTACAGAGGTTTGTATGGGAGTGATGTACGATTTACAGAAACTGAAAAGTCTCGTATTTTTGTTAAAGTTACTAAGACTAAAACGTTGGCAGCTTACGGTCAAATAGTAGATGTACTCTTTGGTAGTTCACGTTTTCCTCTAACAGTAAACCCTACAACATTACCTGAGGGTGTAGCTGAGTCTATGCACATTAATGTAAACCCACAATCTGAACAAGCTATGGACCCTTTACGTGGTGCGTTTGAAGAAGAGCCTAAAGTAAAGTTTCTGTTTGACCCTGATGAAAAACTGAAGCCGGGCGAAACAATGTATGACCGTATGAAACGTATGGGATCACTGCAGAAGAAGCTTGAGGTTGTAGGTGATAAGGTCATAGAAGGCCCAGGTACTACTCAAGATACTGTTACTTTTCATCCTGCTATGGTTGCAGCTAAGCAGATGGAAAAGAAAATACATGACCAGTTAGAAGAAAGCGGAGCTAATAAACAGCTTCGCCATACCTCTTTTGAGATGGCTCTCTTTGGAACGGGTATAATGAAAGGCCCGTTTGCTATTGACAAAGAGTATCCTAGTTGGGGTGACGATGGTGAGTACAACCCTACAGTAAAGACTGTACCATCTACTAGTCACGTATCCATATGGAACTTTTACCCTGACCCTGATGCATACAACATGGATGACGTTGAGTACGTAGTTGAGCGTCACCGCATGACACGCTCACAGATGCGTGGATTAAAGTCAAGACCTTTCTTTAGGACTGAATCTATAGATGAAGCTATTGCACTAGGAGAGTCCTACGAAAAGAAATACTGGGAGCAAGACATGGAGGACGAAGCTACGTATAGCTCTGCTCCTGAACGCTTTGAGGTACTAGAGTTTTGGGGTTACGTAGACACAGAGATGCTAAAAGAGCAAGGTGTTAAGATACCCAAAGAGTTAAAGAACTCAGAGCAAGTAAACGTAAACGCTTGGATATGTAACAGTAAAGTATTACGCTTAGTGCTTAACCCATTTAAGCCTACACGTATTCCTTACTACGCTGTACCATACGAATTAAACCCGTACTCATTCTTTGGGGTAGGTATTGCGGAGAATATGGATGACACACAGACCCTTATGAATGGGTTCATGCGTATGGCTATTGACAATGCTGCATTATCTGGCAATCTAATAATCGAAGTTGACGAAACCAATTTAGTGCCGGGGCAGGACTTATCTGTGTACCCCGGCAAAGTGTTTCGGAGACAGGGGGGTGCCCCGGGTCAAGGCATTTTCGGAACTAAGTTTCCTAACGTAGCTAACGAGAACATGCAACTGTTTGATAAAGCGAGAGTATTAGCTGATGAGAGTACAGGTTTCCCATCGTTTGCACACGGGCAGACAGGTGTTTCAGGAGTGGGAAGGACTGCTTCTGGGATTAGTATGCTTATGTCTGCAGCTAACGGCTCTATACGAAATGTTGTAAAGAACGTAGATGACTATCTTATTGGTCCTATTGGTAGGGCGTTCTTTGCGTTTAATATGCAGTTTGACTTTGACAAGGAAATAAAAGGTGATCTAGAAGTTAAGGCTTCAGGTACAGAAAGCTTGATGGCTAACGAAGTACGCAGTCAGCGTTTGATGCAGTTCATGGGTGTAGCCTCAAACCCAGCGCTTATGCCGTTTGTAAAGTCTGACTACATTATTCGTGAGATAGCTAAGAGCATGGACCTAGATCCTGATAAGGTGACAAACTCCTTAGGTGACGCTGCTATACAGGCAGAGATACTTAAAAAGTTTACTACACCGCCTGAACCCCCTGCAGGTGCAGAGCAAGGTCCACCCGCACCACCTACACCTGGAGCAGCACCCGAACAAGCAGGGGTTGGCGTAGCTGACACCACAGGCGCTGGGGGTGGTAATATTGGTACAGGTACTGCGCCTACACCAGGTGAGCAAGGATTTACTGGTACATGACAATAAAGAAACTAGTAAACGATAAACCTCTGTGGGATAGTTTCTTAGAGGTACTTAATAAAAAGATTGATGTATCACAACGTAAGCTAGAGCAAGAGACAGCTATAGAAGGTGTCTACCGTGCTCAAGGCGAAATCGCTGCACTACGAAGGCTAACTTATTTACGGGATGAAGTAAATGCTTGATGACAATAAAGCACAACTAGAAATGGATCTCATTATGAATGAGCAAGTAGATCCTGTAAGTGGAAACACTGCTCCTATAGGATCTAAACCTGAAGAAGTTCGTGATGATATAGATATAAGAGTGAGTACAGGTGAGTACGTAATCAATGCACAGACAGTGAGATACTTTGGAGAGGATTTTTTTAATGAGTTACAAGAAGCTGCAGCAGAAGGTTTTAAACGTATTAAGGAAGGTAAAGAGTTACCTTTCAGAGATGATGAACTTGATACTGAAGATGATCAAGCGGAAGAAGTAGAACCAGAAGGCTTTGCTTATGGTGGTGTTGTTAAAGGTTATGATGAAGGTGGCTCAGTAGTTCCTGAACCTGTAGGTGGCGGTTACGGTCAGTACGGTGGAACTGGATCTGCTTTCACAGGATATCAAAGCAAAGTATTTGTAAACGATGCTACAAATCAGCAGATAACTATCTTTCACTTTAATGGTAGACCTTTAAGTAGGATACCTGAAGGCTTTCGTGAGAAGGGTGAAACGCCTGTAGAAGAACAAACAATTGCAGCAGCAACAGATTCTACAGATGCTAATGAGGGCTTAACAGATGAGATTAAAAAGTCTTCGACTGATTGGAGAAATAAAAACGTAGAGAGTTGGTCTGATGATGAGTACGCTAGTTACTACGCTCAGCTTAACTCAAATATAAAAGCTGGTAAAAGCGCTCTAGACTTAGATGAAGGCGAACAACTTGTAACTAGTCTTTTAAGTGGGCCGTTTGGTTTATTAGGTAAAGTTTTTGGTGCGGATAGCGCTATAGAAAGCCTGATGAAAAAACAAAAGTTAAAACGTGCGGAAGATATATTCAACCATGTATCTACATTAGAAGACACAGACCCTGTAAAAAATGATACACGTTATATTTTAGGCTCTATGCTTGGTAAAGACGGTTATGATCCTGTAGTAGCTAATCCTTATAAAACGTTTGATTACGAAGAAGGCGATTATACATCCTTAAAAGAAGGTGATGAATTAGATATATATGGTATGCCAACAGAAAAAGCTCTTAGTGATAGAGGTTTATCTCGTTCTAGTATATTAGATACAAGCACGTTAGAAAGGTATACGCTCGGCGATGGGTTAAGACCTAGAGCAAGACCGCCTACTTTAGAGTCGGGTAAGATTGGTGTCAAGGCTCCTAAAGGTAAGTATGATCCCACTAAAGCGTCAGCATCAGCAGGTGCTACAACAAATACACTAACTACAAAAGAACAGGCTGCTTTTGATAATGCCGTGGACAGTGGAAATGATCGGGTTGCAAGTCATTACGTAGCTGTCAATAGGCTTCGTAATAAACAGGACAGTTATGCTCAGGGTAATATGTCTCGTGAGGAAGGCGCTGCTCTTGGTTTGTCTAATACAGATATGGATCAAGCAGATTTTTATGGTGGTAGTGTAGCAACAGCCATAGCAACAGGAACTGCTGCTAATCAAGGTTTAGGTGCTCCTGCTAGAGTAGTAACAGATGATTCACCTGCAGGTTCTGATTCTGGAGATAAAGATGAGGATAGCTGTGTAATAGCTACACACGGTATCTCAACAGGTGGGTTTAGTCTGCTAGATAAAGCTAAAGCTGAACTCTGGTGTGAGCGCACGTATCACGGTAAGTGGTATGGTGAAGCATTCAGACGTGGCTACCGTCATGCAGGTAATAAAGCGATAGAAAAAGGTAAGGCAGCAAAGCATTATCAAGAGTTTAAAGATTTTGTGTCTTACGGTAGAGGACTCAAGAAAGGCGTGAAGCCAGCAATGAATTACTACCTACGTACAACCCAGTTTTTCTTGACAGGTTTGTTTGTAAAATAATAATAAGGCTACCCAGCTTAGGCTGGCCCCAACATAAAGGAAACAATTATGCCTGAACTAACACAAGTGGAACCCACAAAGAATGCAGGATTTGTACAACCTAAAGGTGGGCGTAGTGCCAACCAGAAACGTATAGAGCAGGATGAAGCTGAGCTTAAAGCCCTCGTTGAGGGAAACCAACAACCCCAAGAAGAAGCTCCCAAAGAAGAAGAGGCCAAAGAAGAAGAGGCCAATACAGAAGTTAAAGAAGATGCGTTATCTGCAGAAGAAAGAACGTATAAAAAACGGTACAGTGATTTACGCAAGCATCTAAACAAACAGTCTGAAGAGATAAAAGAACTCAAGGCTCAGATGCAGAACACTAGTGAAGGTAAGATGCGTCCACCGTCTTCAGATGAAAGCATTGAAGCTTGGGCTAGTAAGTACCCTGAGATTGCATCTATAGTAGAGACTATAGCTACTAAGAAAGCAGAAGAAAAGTTTAGCAAAGCAGATGAACGCTTAAAAGAGATAGACAAGATTACAGCACAAGCTAATCGCGCTAAGAATGAGGATGAGATACGTGCAATGCACTCAGACTTTGATGAGCTACGCAAAAGTGATAGCTTTCATAACTGGGCAGAAGAACAACCTAAGTGGGTACAGGACGCTCTATATGAGAACCAAGATGACCCACAGTCAGTAGTGCGTGTTATTGACCTCTACAAGGTTGACAACGGTATGGACACCAAAGCTAAAAGACGTTCTACTAAAGAAGCAGCCTCTGAAGTAAAGAGTAGACGCACTACTAGACTTGACGCAGAAGACGCATCAGGTAAGATTAAAGAATCAGACGTGCAACGAATGACACCTCAACAATATGAGGCAAATGCAGACGCTATAATGGAATCAATACGCAGTGGTAAGTTTGTGTATGATATTTCGGGTGCAGCACGTTAAATAAGTATTGACATTACACAATTAATGTATATAACTGTGTATGTTACTAATGGATGTACAGCCCTATACGTAATAGCTACCTGTACATCCCTAAACTACTAAGCCAAGAACTACTAAGATAAGACCTACCTAGTCAAGTATAGGCCCAACAGTTTACACAAGGCCAATGTGTAATCTGCTTGCACCCTAAAAAGATTAGCCTCTTACACAGTGTTTAAGCTTACATTATATAAGCCGCAACATCTATGGAGGATATATTATGGCTTTTGCATCAGCATCAGGTTATGGGAATTTACCTAATGGTAACTTTAGTCCTGTAATCTACTCCAAACAGGTACAGCTTGCATTCCGCAAGTCTACCGTAGTAGGAGAAATTACTAACAGTGATTATTTCGGTGAGATTGCCGCACAAGGTGATACCGTCCAAATTATCAAAGAACCTGAAATTTCGGTTCAGGCCTATACACGTGGCACACAAGTCACAGCTCAAGATTTAGACGATGAGGACTTCCAATTAACTATTGACAAAGCCAATTATTTTGCTTTCAAGATGGACGATATTGAGGAAGCCCACTCCCACGTCAACTTCATGCAGCTTGCCACTGATCGTGCCGCATATCGTTTGTCTGATCAGTATGACCAAGACGTTCTAGGTTATCTATCAGGCTTTAAACAGTCTGCACTACATGGCTCACCAGATACAGCTAACACAACTGTAAACGGTTCTAAGTCTGTAACAACTGCTGGCTCAGATGAACTACTGTCATCAATGAAACTAATCAAGTCTTCATTTGGTAACATAACAACATCATCTGCAGGGGATCACTCTATCCCACTGACAGCACGTATGCCAGGTGCTACTTCACTTCCAACTGCAACAGCTTCACCAGCAATGGTAGTAGCTCGTATGGCTCGCCTACTTGATCAACAGCAAGTTGATACACAAGGACGCTGGCTCGTAGTTGACCCGGTATTTATGGAGCTACTTCGTGATGAAGACAGCCGCTTTATGAATGCAGACTTTGGTGAATCAGGTGGACTGCGTAATGGCTTAGTCATTAACAACTTCCACGGTTTCCGTATGTACACTTCATCTAACCTACCAGCAGTAGGTGATGGTCCAGGTACATCAGGTACAGCTAACCAGAACACTAACTTTGGTGTGATTGTTGCTGGACACGATTCTGCTGTAGCAACTGCAGAGCAGATCAACAAAACAGAAACGTATCGTGACCCTGACAGCTTTGCTGACATTGTTCGTGGTATGCATCTATATGGTAGAAAGATACTTCGTCCAGAAGCTATCGTTACTGCCAAATATAACGCAGCGTAAGGGGGTATTTAGTTATGGCTACAATTACCATGTCAACCAACTCTGCTTCCACTTCCAACAACGGTGGAACAGGTAATAAGAAACTCCGTGGTGCGCTTACTGTATTGCAAAACGACATTGATATGGCTGACGCCATTTTGCAAAACGGTGGCACAGCTTTAGCAGCGAATGACATCATTCAAGCTATTGCTGTACCTGCAAACACTATGATCCTACACGCAGGGTTCAAAGTGGTGACAGCAATGGAAGGTACTACTACCGACTCTGCTTTTCACATAGGTATCACAGGAACTGATGTAGACATCTTTGCTGCATCATTTGACTATGACGGTGCATCTGTTGGTGATCATACACCAGCAATTACATCTTCAGGTGTGTGTGGAAATCTACCAGTGTTTACTGCAGCAGCAGATACACTTGACGTAGAGATTCAAGCGTCTAGTGGAACTATCACTGGTGGTATTCTTCGTGTATATGCTGTATGCATTATCATGGATGACATCTCACAGTCAGGTTCTGCAAATGAAGTAGATCGTGATCTACTCGCATAACTTATTGGGGGGCTGGGCAACTGGCTCCCCTTTACTTATAACACAAGGGTTATACTATGGCTGAAACATTCCTTACGCTTACTAATAAAACGCTTGTGCGTGTGAATGAAGTAGAGCTTACATCTAGTAATTTTTCTAGCCCTAGAGGTATTCAGTCACAAAGTCAAACAGCAGTCAATGAAGCTATCAGGTACATAAACCAGAGAGAGTTTGGCTACCCTTTTAATCACGCAACTAATTCATCTACACTAACTGCTGGCGTATCTCGCTACGCTTTACCTACTAGTACAAAATATATAGATTACAATACTGCAAGAATTAAAAAGAATGAAACACTTGGTGCATCAGGTAACAATCTTAGCATACTAAATTACAATGAGTACGTATCTAAGGAATACGCAAACCAAGAAGATGAGGTTGAGTCAACTACTTTAAATGGCTCCCACTCTAGTTCAGTCACTACATTAACATTGACATCCTCTACAGGCTTTGACACTAGTGGTACAGTGCATATAGGCAGCGAACAAGTAACTTACACTGGCGTATCAGGTAACGACATTACAGGTTGTACTAGAGGTGCTAACAGTACTACGGCTGCTTTACACGCTAGTGGTACTACAGTAACACAGTTTGAGGATGGTGGTATACCTAAGTTTATAGTGCGTACACCTGATAACAAATACTTACTGTACCCTTACCCTGATAAAGCCTATACGTTAGCTTTTGATTACTACACATTTCCTACTGATTTATCTGCACACAGTGACACAACAACTATACCTGACAGGTTTGCTGCAGTTATAGTAGATGGCGCAGTTGCTTTTGTGTATCAGTACCGTGGTGAGCTACAACAGTACCAGCTAAACTTTGAACGGTTTGAGCAAGGTATAAAAAATATACAAACACTATCTGTAAACAAGTATGACTACGTAAGATCATTTATGATAGAATCACCTTATGGATCATCTAACCCTGTACTCAGAGTGTCATAATAATGCCAGATACTTCAACGTTACAGTCTACAGCATTTAATTGTGAAGGTGGTCTAATCTTAGACAAGTCTACCTTTATGATGCAACCTGGCGAAGCTTTAGAGCTTACAAACTTTGAGCCTGACATCAAGGGTGGCTACAGAAGAATAAACGGTTTTCGTAAGTATGTAAATCACCAAGTACCACAAACTAATACTCCATCAGAAAAAGTTTTATTGTCTTGTGTATTTGCAGATAAAGTTGTAGCTGCTCGTGGCGAAAGAATATATAGTGCAGGGTCTACTGAATTAAGCCTAAAGATAGTTTCAACTACAAGTATGACAGGCTCTGGTACAATTACAGTTGACTCTACTGCAGGGTTTTCCACAAGTGGTACATTACAAATTAATGATGAGATATTTACCTATACAGGAGTTACTACGTTTGCATTCACAGGTGTAACTCGCGCAACTTCTAGCACTACAGCAGCCAATCACGCTACAGACGATACTGTATCTGAAAGCTGGACACAAAGAGATACAGGTAGGACTAATGCAGGTAAGTATAACTTTGAGAGATTTAACTTTGACGGTAATGACAAGCTAATATTAGTTGATGGCACTAACGCACCTGTAGTATTTAATTCATCTATGAGTGCAACTGATGTTAGTGAAAGTGCCGTATCTGGATCAAAGTTTGTAGCTTCTTACAGAAACCATATGTTTTATGCTGGTAAGTCAACAACACCCCAAGAGGTTGTATTTAGTGAGCCTTTAGATGAGGATGACTTTGACGCAGCAGACGGTGCAGGTAGCATCAAAGTAGATGACACCATAGTAGGACTAAAAGCTTTTCGTGATAGTTTGTTTATATTTTGTGAGAACAGGATATTTAAACTTACAGGTTCTAGTTTGTCTGACTTTTCAGTACAGCCTGTTACTAGAAACATTGGTTGTATTAATGGTGATACCATACAGGAATTTGCAGGTGACTTGATGTTTCTTGGTCCTGATGGACTAAGGACAGTTGCAGGTACAGCTAAGATTGGTGACGTTGAGCTTGGTACAATATCTAAAAATGTACAAGGCTTATTTGATAAAAATATAGTAGATGCATCTTTGTTTGAAAGTGTAACTTTACCTGATAAAACACAGTACAGACTATTCTTTACAAAAGCAACTAATGCACAGAAGCGTACCAGAGGTGTAATATGTGTTATGAAAGAAAGTGGTTTTGAGTTTTCTGAAACACTAGGAATAAGACCTTCGTGCACTGATTCTTTTATAACTTCAGGTGACGTAATAGTAATTCATGGTGACTTTGATGGTTATGTACACAGGCAAGAAAAAGGTAGTACATTTGACGGTTCAACTATTTTAGGCAGGTACAGAGGCCCAGATATAAGTTTTGGTGATGCTGGTCTAAGAAAGCATATGCACAGAGTAATACTTAATTACGAACCTGAAGCTGCTTTAAGTGCTGATTTAACACTGCGTTATGATAACGAGAATGTAGGGGCAGCTAGACCAGCACCTTATAGTCTAAGCACTGCTAGTGTTGGTTCTCAGTACGGCACTGCTGTTTACAGTACAGCATCAAGTGAAACACAGTTTGTTTATGGTGGTGGTACAGTGCCGCTAGTCAGACAACCTGTAGAAGGTTCAGGGTTTACAGTGGCCCTAAGAGTTGATGACAACGGTGTTTCATCTCCTTATTCACTAAAAGGATTTCAGCTAGAGTATCAAGTAGGAGCAAGACGCTAATGGGTGCTACATACACAAGGCAGTCTACGTATACAGACGGTGACGTTATACAGGCTGCAGACACAAATGATGAGTTTGACCAATTACTAGCTGCCTTTGCTGCTGGTACAGGACATACACATGACGGTACAGCAGGAGAGGGTGGACCTCTTAGTGCTCTCTTAGGTCACGGTATAACGTTTGGTCAAGGCACTGCAGGTACAGATATTGTTATTACGTTTGACGGGGAGACTAATGACGGTGTATTAAAGTGGATGGAGGATGAGGATTACTTTGAGTTCTCAGATGATTTACTTATTGCATCTACAGAAAAGATACAGTTTCGTGATACTG